GGAATTAGTGGATACTCGGGAATTAGTGGGTACTCGGGGAAAAGCGGATACTCAGGCTCAGGTGTCAGTGGGTACAGTGGTTACTCGGGGAAAAGCGGGTATTCGGGAATAAGCGGATATTCAGGAGGATTGAACCTTACTGTTAATATGTCGCTTGCCGACCGTACAGTAAGTGGTGTTCTCATTCGATTAGTGGCCAATGAAGATCAAAACTTCGGGGATGCTTGTTATATCAATCTTTCAGGTGAAGCTCAAATAGCAGATGCAAGTTTAATAGCTACCGCAAATGTTTTTGTTATGTTGGCAGATACGGACGTTTATGAAGGCGACACAGGTAATTATTTATTGTGGGGAATTCTTCGTGATGATTCTTGGAATTGGACCGTTGGTGCCCCGACTGGTTTAATCTATCTATCACTAACAGGCACTACTGGCACGCCTACCAATACTTTGACTCAAACAGCCCCATCTGGAACCAATGAAGTAATACAGGTTTTGGGAGTTGCTTTAACATCTCACATTATGTTGTTCAAAGAATTGACAACAGTAGAACACAATTAAAGTTACACGTATGGGACACGTTGCACTTTTGATATGTGTTGAATTCCCGTTAAATCACCATCTACTCTGTTCACCCTCAATATAATTGGCGTAGTTTGTCTATTGACTTTAATATGAGCAGTAGTGGAATCGTACCAACTGGAACTGGAACTGGAACTGGAACTGGAACTGGAACTGGAACTGGATGCTTTTGATAACGATGATAACGATGATAACGATGACGATGATTTTGATGACGACGAAGAATACGATACCTTTGATGGTAACGATGATAACGATGACGATGATGACGTTGACGATGTTTTTGATGACGACGATGATGATGATTTTGATGACGACGATGATGGAAGGCCGCTACTGCCCGAAGAGGGCTTAAAGAAGCCAGCAGTGTAGATAAGAGGCATCGATTTAAGCCAGAGACGATACCGATATTCATCCAAAACGCTGCCAGAGTTAGTTGTTGGTGCGTTTTGCAGCCAAAGGCTAAGTAAGTTTGAAGAGCTTGAAGACGAGCTTGAAGAACTTAAAGACGAAGAGCTTGAAGAGCCTGAAGACGAAGAGCTTGAAGACAAATAGCTTAAAGACAAATAGCTTAAAGACGAAGAGCTTGAAGACGAAGATGAGCTAAGAAATACATTTGCCATACTTTATATAGTCAGCCTACTCACAACATATGGCAGCTAATGCTAATGCTATATTCTCTGGTGATACAAAGGATTCTTCTGTGAATTCAACTGATTCCCAAATACCAAACTGATCTGTCCTGAGGTATTTTCGATCTTTTAGCAAATTAATGTTTTGAGGATATCCATAAATGAGAGGATCAGATTGCCCAAAAACAACAACCCCTCTTTTGCCAAGATATGTGGCATAGTGTTGAATAAAATTGTCTATAGATATAAAACCGTCACACTCCAGAATAACTTTAGCCAATTCCTTAAATGACAGATTAGTTTTTACTTCTTTGGTTGGCAAAATTTCGTTTTCATCAGTTCTGACCTGGACGGTTTCTATGTTTTTAAGATGCAACAATTCTATTAATTTTTTGGAATAAGGATAGTTTTTGGGATTTATTCCTTCCTTATCTCTTAGTTTCCGACTGGCGAGCGATAATAAAATTTTCATCGATATAACTCCAAAAAAGCCCCAGATAAATGACTTTTCCACCCCACATCTATGCAGAATTTGTATATATTAAAATCATCATAATTCAATCCTTTTCTTTTACACATTTCTTTTCCATCGGCAATACTTATAAGTTGCAGACCCTCATCAGCAAAAAGCTCGGGGAAAACTACTGACAAAACTAATTCCTTATCTGCAAATCTCTTTTTTATTTGTGGCAAAACAGACTTAAACATCACATGGTCTCCCATGCCATTGTCCAATATAATCAGTTTTGTTTCTTTGGGTTTTAAATCCCATTCTTTAAGTTTCTTTTGAAATACTTGTTCGTCATGATCCCAATATTCTGGATGGGGCTGATGAGTTCTTATGCCGCCATCTGATTGTCTAACGTGCCATGTTAGTGCCTTGGGATTAATGATGATTTTCCAACCATTGCGATACATTTGATATGTAAACATTGTTTCTTCACGATGCCCAGCAGGTGATAAATCCATACAATAACCATGTGTGGCTGCTTCTTTTTTAAACAGGAATGTGCTATAAAGATGCTGGGCTTCTGTAGGATTGACGGATTCGTGAAGGAACCATTGTGTGTTCACTTCTAGATTTTCTATCGTGGGCTTTAATCCAGGTGGTAATTTTTGTATTCTGTTTGGGTCGATTACCAAACCACCAACAGCACCTACTTTTGGACCATCACATGCTAACAAATTTTCTAAAACAGTTGGCGTAGCAAATGTATCATCATCCAGTCGCCAAATCCATTTAGTTTTTGCTATTTCTATCGCTTTTTGGTGATTGGCCACTTGTCCTTTTCTTTGCCCAAAAACAACCTCCCATTTAATGTTATAAAAATCCAGCATCCTAAATAAGCCATTATACAAATCATTTGGCCTTAGATCGATGTGCTCGCCATCCATAAACAAAATAAATTTCTCAGGTTTAACAGTTTGTTGAATAACTGAGAAAATAGTGCTTGGCAAAGTAGTGAAATAACGATCTCTGCTGCTAACATGAGCGGTTACTGATGCTTGTCGTGGTTCTTGATTCATTCTTGGTTTTTCTGTTCGTGTAAATTTTATAATCTTAGTGTCTGCCGGATTACTTGGAACAAAAGTGCTGCCCCCATTTTGGTCACAATACCATACTCCATAGGCTATTCCTGGCGGGATTGGCTCCTTCTCTCTCTCTTCTGATGTGAACCCCGCATTTTTTACAAAATCTTCAAACATATCGTAATTAAAATCTTTATTCGAATGCATTCCATTATGAATTTCTGAATAAATGTATTTAAATTTTCTCAAATTCCTCTCAGTGCAATTAAGTATTATGTCGTATTCCGATCCTTCACAATCCATTTTAAGTACCAAGTCTTCTTCCTCAGATAAATTTAAATCATTTAATAAATTATCAAAAGAAATACAATTAACTATATCTCCTACTCCTACCTCATGCGTCTGGCATAGGACATCTTCCATTACTGCATGAGCTTGTTTTAATCCTGGCCTTGATACTGCCAAATTGATCGGAATAATTTTATTCGGAAATGTTGTGATGTTTTTTAACAATGTTTGATAAGTTTTTTTGTTTGGCTCAATACAATAACATTTTTTTGCTCCATTGAGCACACTAAAAACAGAAAACAATCCTTTGTTTGCACCAATGTCAATTACGATTTTATTGCTTATTTCCTCTTGCAAAGCTCCATAAATATTTAAGTTGAATATTTCATTAAAAACAAAACTATCTTGTTGTTGAAGACTTTCTAATAATTCTGTTTTTGCTTTATAAGCTTCTATTTTCAAGTTTTCAAATTTTATATTTGTAAAACCCATAGTGTTGAGAGTGTTTTGTAGGGTTTCTGTGCCCGACTCAACTGTAATTTTGCCGCCTGGAACAAGCACTCGATACCATTCTTTTACAATACTTGTGCAATCTTCTAGCACAACTTCAGTTGTGATTTCTTCGACCTTATTATCATCAATGGGAATTTTATCATCAACACACATTAAATCTGAATCACCTATGTTGAAAAACCCTGGAATTTTCTGTTTGCCTTGATTTAATTTAATGTGTTTGTGATATCTGTTCATCAAAACAAATCGATTGGTGGATAAATTTTGCCCCTCATAAGTTCCTTCTCCCTTGTGAAAAATTGGAAAATCCCCAATCATACAATTGCCCACAACAGGACCAGTTTCTACACCAATTTGTTTAAGTAAATACCCACTATCTTGTAACCTGATGCAAAAATCTGTATCCTCACCAAAACCAGGGTTAAAAATCTCGTCCAATATCCCAATTTCAGTAAATAGATTTTTTTTAATCATTACACAAAAGAATATAATGAAATCTCTGTCCGCATAAGGACAATAATTTAAAAAAGGTCCGGTTGCCCCCATTTTGTCGTTTGTCAAAAACGGTTCTTTTAAACGTCTGATCCACTCATCTTTAGAGCTTTCTAGTAATATGGTATCATTATTTAACAAAATAACATATTCGCCCACAGAAGCTTTGATGCCAACATTGGTGGATTTTGTATACCCAAATGGCTCATCAATCCATATAAGATTAAAATGATCTCCCAAACTCTGCACATATTCTTTGGTGTCATCCGTGCAACCATTCGCAACTACAATCACCTCCTTGTCAGATAAATCCGTGTATTTTATAATGCTGTCTAAACAAGGCTTTAGAAGATCAGAACAGTGATTATAAGTAGGGATTACTATAGAGATTTCCATAAACTATCAGAGTTTATGGTCGTTGGTTTCTCAATTCCCCATCCATATTTTCGCCTATAGTATTGGCTGCCCTATCTAACATTTCAGATGCCATCAATATTTGATTTCTATAATCCTTCCACTTACTATTGGGAATATGAATAAAATTACTGCGTATGTGCCGAGCTAATGTACGAATTTGTACCTCTGCTCCAGAAATTGTGTGAGGATCAAGCGGGGGTCCATCAATTGATTGTTGGTATGTTACCTGCTCATTCCACTCTTTGAAAGTTTTCATAATTACACCCTTATATTCTATATATTCAGGGGTAAATAAAATGAAAAAACTTATACCAATTCTGATGGTTATTTTGATGTTTTCTGCTTGCAATCCAATACAAAAAAAAGTTACCTGTAGTGAGTGTAAAGGAAAGGGAGAAGTAACCTATAACGCCACAGAACGAATGGCAATAGCCAAGTGTCAATTATATTTTGCCGCCCATGAACGTGAATGCGACAAATGCAAAAAACACTTGAAAGACGAATCATCACCAATATGCAGAAAAGCAACAAGGAAGATCGAATCTATTATGGAAGATGCCAAAAAACAACCACCACAAATTATTACCGAACAATGTCCCATTTGTGGCGGTAGTGGCAAACTCATTGAGGAATAAAAAAAGCCCTGCTGATTTTACTCAACAGGGCTTTTCTTTCTATGACACTTTTGGAGATTAATTAAAGGTCATATAAAAAACCGCTTGTGCATCATCTGGTGTGCCTCTATTTGAACCTCTTCCCTCGGGCAATTTGAAAAATCCTTTATCACCATAACTATCCCCCCACGAATTGCGAAGGATTAGATACCATTTTCCATCTTTTTGCTCAAGTCCCACGGCAGTAACGGCATGAGACCACCAATTGTACGTGACTGCCACTGACGAACCCAAAAGAACACAAGTGGCTGTTTCATCAAAAATATTACCAGACTCACCCAGGTCTACAGATTTGGCCAAAATCTTATGCTTGGAATAATCAGCAACACACTCTGGCTTCTTAGCATAACTGGATTTAATAGCAATATTGGGCCATAAATCTGCTCGTACTGCCCCCGTTTTTTCCATAAAAGCAACGGCATCTCCTGGCCAACCACCTTGATTACGATAGCCAGTAATAGGGCCACCCACACTTGCTGCACTAAGAATGTATGGCGATTGTCCTTGTATATATTTTACATTTCCACCAGCACATACAGCAGAATTGGCCCAACAGTAATTTGTTCCGTCTTGATCGTGACCTTCTACCTTTCCATAAATTAAAGGCATAACTCCTGCGTTAGCTTTTTTCAACGCCTCTAATCGAGCAGGCCATTCCGATCTGGGAATTACCCTCACACCAACCGCAGCTAATGTAGTGGTTCCAGGTGCTTTGCCTAAAGGATATTTCTTTAGGTCTCTAGGCATACATGACAAAAATCTTTTCTCTCCTCCAAATTCAGCAACCTTATCAGGAGGATTAAATTTTGCCCATTCCTCATCTGTAAAAACAGGTGGATTGGGCTCTTTGGCTGATGATACCGCTGGCATTGGCAGCTTAGCAAAATCAGACACAGTTTTTAATAGTGCGGTGAAATCCGCTGGCAATGGAACTACTAATTTCTTCTTGCCATTTGTTGCTACAACCGTGATGCCCTTAGCATCAGCAGGCACCATAGCTACCATTGTTTTCCATCTGTCAGGCAGGCTTTCAGCCCCCACTGACTTCGCAATAAGGCGATATGCGGGCAAGCCGTCTTCCGCCTTCTCACAGGAAGCATCCATCCAATCCCTAACTGTGCGGCTTGTCAATATTGCCACTTGGTCAGGGGTTAGGTCACGAACCACTTCTGGCGATGAGCCTGTGATTACAACATTCAACTTATTAACAGTTGGTTCCGGTGGTCCTGGTGGTGTCGGCTTAGGGCAACCCGCCAAGAGTAGCGATGCCAACAACAAACCAATTCCTAAGAATCTCAATTTCATAAAAAGTCTCCTTTTTTTACCATCTATATTATAGCTTGTTGAAAAATTATTTCAACCTATATTTTATTTTATAAATATACACAAAAAAAAGCCCCACCGATCTCTCGGCAGGGCTTCGCCTCTCTGTTTTTTATTTCTTTCCGAGTTGCACACGCAATTTGGGCTCAGTTCCAGCCGCAACCATGTCTCGTAGCTTCAAAGCACTACGTTGGAACAATTGATCCGCTTCATTGTCAGACAGCTTGTAGACCATTGTATAAATGGATTGCTCCGTACCAGTGATCTCTTTGGGGTCCACTTGCGTGAAACCAACACGAATAAGCTGCTGGATATGCATTGAAATGCCACCCCAGAATATGCCTGCATCCGAACGACCGTCTCGATGCAGAGGGGCTCCACCCTGGCATGGATTTTCGGGCACCCAAACATTGGGACGCATTCCCAAAGGAAGCACCGGACATACCCTGTCACCAACTACCATCGATGTTCTCGGTTGATAGCCAGCAATGATTTCTTCCAAACAGGTAACACTAGCGTCCACAAAACGCTCGCCTGTCTCTTCGTTCCAAACCATGAACGGATTACAGCCAGCCTTGACCTTCAAACGCTGAGCCACCAAAGAATCTACCTCTGTTGGGTCAAACGCCGCAATCAGTTCCTTGTTGGTCATCTGAAGCACTTGAGCCTCAGGAGTAATGACCATTACCGGCTGCACTTCATTAGCCAGCCTTTTCTCTTCACTTTGACTCATATACAACCCTTTCCAAAAAAAGTGTTTAAGCTCACCATTCATTATACTTCAGAAACGGCTGATGTAAACACGAATTTTTTATCGCCATACTGGTTCATCACAACTAAAACTATCAGGATCGTCAGGATTCACTTCGTGCGGCTCCCCATCATAACAATAACCACAATGTCCCTGGCATTTCGGGCATATATTGGTCCAACCTATGTTGCTCTCGTAAAGTGGAACTTGACCCGAGCCACCACAATAATCACATGTGTATTTCATTTTAAATCTCCGTAAAAAGACAGCACCCAAATAAATTGGGTGCTGCTGCGTTGAGGATTGAAATGTTTGGCCAGTGTTATAAAGCCACTACTGGTTTGGCTGCTCATACGGCCTAAAGCCGTTCCCAGAGCGGGGATTATTCAATAAAAACGAATTTTTAACTTAACCTCAATACTACTGTCTGGCTCACAACAAAACGGATTGGGAAATGCTTCCGCCCACAACACATTCTCAGAAAAATCAGTAACAAAATATCCATAAACTTTACGTTTGCCTGGGTATAGTCGCTTTGGCACATATGTCGCACCACTGGCTTCTATTGTCCAATTTGCAATACATAATTCAACCGGAGCATAGTCTTTACCCTTGGGCTCATGCAAATCCTCAATCCTAGTATGCTCTGATGGACGGTGTTCATTGGTAAATATATGCAATTTTCTCGCCAAATTGCATGTTTGCATAAGAAGATTCAGTTTTAAATTATTCGTTACTTCTATCATAATTGTGTCCAATAATATGGTAGCTTCCCATTAACAAGAATGGCTGGTTTTTCTTTCCACCCAAATCTCCCATACCATTCAAAATCTTTAAACAATAAAGCCGATCTATGACTCGAATGTAATCTAACATCCCCAAACCAAAAAGGCAACTCTATTTTGCTTCTTAAATATTTTTTGTAAAACTCTATCCAATGAGGGTAATAACGTCCCCGACTAGCTAATTCTTCCAATCCATACAAACAATATTGAGCTAATGCTGGCTCGTAACCACTCCACATCTTGCTTGCAGGATGATTGGGCCAACCACCAGTTATCAGAGTTTTTGCCTCACGATAAACCTGATTGCCTAGCCGAGAAGGATCAAGACAACATACCGATTGCTCTAAGTCAGGATATGGAAGAAACACTTGCATTGCATCAATATAATAGAAATGCTGAAATAATGCAACTAGGAAGAAATAGAATGACTATCGAATCAAGATTTATTACACAGGAGATTCAGCTTCCATACCAAACCCTTTTTTAACAATCATCCAATACACCTCACCAACATCCACGGTAGAAAGGTGGATTATACTCCCACCGTTGTTGCCATCTGAATAAAAGCCACCAATGGACATCTCAGGCTGAGATGTCCCAAGAGGCATTGCAAAAGCAGCATAGTTCTCTTCAGGCAAGGCTAATTGATAGGGAGTTCTGATAAAATATTCGCCTTGCTCAGTAGGAACTATTGAGGCAACGCCGCAAGCTACAATATTTGGGCCTTGTAATGGAACAAAGTTATTCCTTAAGTTGCCCGGACCTTTGCCACCACCATGTCTATCAACAGAACCATCACCTTTGCCTGTAACGCTACTTGCCCCCATCCTATCTCCTTTTAGCATAGATTCTAAAAGTATATAGCGTTAGTAGGTATAATTATTCATCTCGCAAGATGTATAGGACTTGATATAATTTTCAGTTGTTCACTTGTCGATTTTTTCTCTGCATATATCTTTTTAATGTTTTTATTTTGACAAGCAAAACATCTTCTTCAGAAATGCCTCTAAAACCAAAGCTGCCATCCTCATAATATAATTCAAAATATGAACCAAGCGGAAAATCCTTGAAAAATTCACCACCATAAAACCATTCTCGCCTGTTATGAAGACAACTCCATGCTACTATTGGCTTGCAACCATCACATATTTCTATAAATTTATATGCACCTATCATAATTTTTGTTCTCTAGGCTCAACGAAGGGTCATCCTTCCCAAAAATCCCGCCACTCACGTAATGCTACTGCCGACACAGATTCTATAATTTTGCTGCGATCACATGCATATAATCCAGCACATGAAAAACAACCAACTTCCATTAAACGATATTGCCCTGATTTTGTCAAACATACATCCACTACAAATACAGATTCAGGATTGTATTTAGATGCTATTAAATTGGCAAAATCAACCGCCTCTTGAGGATAAGTTGCATCTACATCAAAACGCTCATTCTCCCGGTATTGACTCCCCGCTACCACCACACCATCCACAACAACAAACCTCCACTCAAATTGTATGTTGCGAGGCTCTGAAACCACCACTAATTCAAATGGCTCAATCTGATTAAATCCAAAATATTCTACATCCTTCTCATAGCTTTCTTTGTAAACAGCCTTGCCAGTAAAAATTTTATCGCCACGATTCGGTCGCATAAAGATCGTTCGATCACAACCTACATGTTCATATAAAAACTCTTTTTGACGCAAAAGCTCCGCATAAGGCAGCATTATGTAATTCTCTTGCAATAAATATTTGCCTAATGCCGCATAGTACGACGTACAATCATATTTTGGCACATCGTAATACACCCCAGGAACCCAATTCGCCTGCTTGCGAATGCTTTTTCCTAATCCTAAAGAACCATAGAAAAGCACAGGAGTATTTTCTGGAAACAAATGAAGAAACTCCGTTTTCTCACACGGAATTTGCTTGATGATCTTATGCGGAAAACCTTGTGCTTTCACGGCATCAATAAATGGTTGCACATCTTCTGGAAATGCATCGTCTTCAATCAAATAGTGCAGAGTGCTCTCTTCTGCAAATAGGGTCTTTTTATTCATTTAAAACGCCTCTTGAAACCAATCTTTTTCATAATCCATAACAAAATCACAATCTTCGTAAAATGCCACCATTCCACATTCTGCCCCACAATCAGGACAATAGCCACCATAACTAGCACCCCTGTAATAATCCCAATATCCCAAATTACGACGCTTTGCCTCCGATTCACTAATATAAGTGCCATCGTGTAATCGGCAACGTCGATCAAAATTCACACACTCTTTAACCTCTTGTTCGTTAGGACAATAATAATTATACATTCTTGTGTTCCTCATTCATGTCAAAAAATTCAATATGAATCCCATCATCAGACCGATTCACCTTCGGAACAATATTCAACTTTGAAAAAAATTTATTAAATTCATCTTCAATGCGATAGGCTTCGTCGGCTGGCAACCGCTCTGGTAATTTCATTTTAATCGATAAATTAGGTCTGCCTAGTCGCCATGTGCAACAATTACAAAATGCAACCTGAGGTGTATTGTGTTCAATTAAAGCAAATGCAGCTTTGGCATCAGCTTCACTGATTTCGTCAGATTCCTTAATGTTTTGGACAACACATCCCCAAACATGGCTTTCATTGCGAGGATCACATACTTTGTATTCATCCTCTCCATCATATTGATTAATGCCTATCACCTTGAGCCTAAGACCATTATCCCAACGATAATATTTTCCAATGTTTTCAGGGTTAGCTTTATCCATTAAAATGCCTCTTCAAACCAATCAATTTTTGGCTCTATCTCTTTGTCGTCTTTTTCTACATCTTTTGCTTCTTCAAGTGGTATGTATGGAGCATATACATATCCACAATCCATCAATGTGCGATGTAAATCATTTCCATCAATACATTGCCCCGTGGTTTCGTTTTTAATTCTCAAACTCAAGCCCAAATCATTAGGATAACTATCTAATACCTTTATCAAATGACATTGCAGTGCATTATACGCTTGCCTATAGACAGAATGAATGCCCGGTAATGAATACCAAACTCCCTTGTGATTTAAAACTTGTACTATAAACATTTTCTATTTACTTTCCCATATTTCTCTCTTATTCGATCTGGTACGGGATAACCCATTTCAATATAGTGTCGCCAATGAGCATCTACCGCTCGTCCCACCATCTCCCAAAATTCTTTCTGATGATTTTTGTCGCAATCCTCACAAATATCAAAATTAAAATTTGGATAACTTATGTCTATGTTCCATAACGGCTCACCTTTCTTGCCACATAAATCACATACACCAAGAGGCTTCCACCGTTCTTCCAACTTCTTTTTCAAGTCTGGCAAATCATTTGACAAAGGTATTTCTCCTCCTTGAATAAAACCCTCTTCTGGCTCGCTACGAAATATAAAACGGTAAAGACGAGGATGGTCAAGTAAAAGTAACTTAAAAAAATCAGTCCATTTTGGAGCCATCAAAAAGCCTCATTAAACCAGTCGGCGTCCGAGCCCATCGGGCAGAAATAAGACTCTGGGCCACTACAAGCCAATCCGCAGTCTAATTCAGCATAATAGTGATACCCATGCTCCGTAGCATAAACCTTGATGATTGTCGCTTGCTCGCCCCACGCCGTCTCCATAACCCTGTCGCCGGGCATAAATTTCTGTGGCTCTAAATCGATCATATTCTAACATTTACTCCAGATATTCATTTTCTTTATGTGAATTTCTTTTAATTTCTAATATAGTTTCGGCAACTATCTGTTCATAAAGTTCAAGAAAATTAGTTTTTAAACAACCCTGGGGAACAAAATATGCTGGCTCCCTATCCCCATATGCTTTCAAATATCTTTTGTTTTTTGCATGCTTGCCATCTATGTAACCAATAATTTGGTATAACGGAGGACAACCAAGCACCAATACGAATGTGTCCCCGTTCCTATCATCTTCCCTGACAAGTAAATCATAATAATCTTTACCTCTTGTTCTAACCTGAATTTTGCCAACGTCCCCGCCACTCTTAAATGTATTCACACTGCCAGAATAATATAAATTTAGAGCTTTGGCAAATGCTACCTCCCCCTTCGCACCGTCTATATTGTGTTGTAAAGACTCTGCTTCATCGCATTTAAGCCCATGACTATTCTTTTTCCCTTGTAGCTTGGCTTGATTATATCGGCTTGTGCCGACGAAAACACCTATTTCTTCTTCGTAGCTTTCTAGTCTGACTTCTATCATATTTCTCCTCTCTCTATCTCTTCTATTTCGTCTATCTCCATTTCACCTATCCAGCCAAAACCAGCAACAAGCCAGTCGCTACCGCCTACACCCAAATCAGGACGGTACTCGCCTACTCGCCATTGGCCATTGATCTTTATGCGGTAAAATCCAGGGGAACGAGTATTCATAATAATTGAAGCCTATTTAAAGCTTGTTCAATTTCGTTGCAAAAATCAATGGCTGGAATGGGTGTGTCATACACTTCTGATTTATATCCACCTATTTGTTTACATTTACACATCGTTTCCTGAATTATTTTTTGTTCTGCACCATATTTACAAATCCAGCTTTTTAATACTTTGATGTTTGGAGCCAGCGTGCAGTGTTCTTTTAATCTTAGTTCTGGCGTTCTACTTGTCCACCCAATTTTCACCCTGCGGTCGCTTAAATCAGGCACAGTTAATGCAATATAAAAATAGCCATAACCCTTGGGAGGCGAAACAGTACCAGTAAAAATTTGATATGCCTCTTGATACATTATTTCTCCACACCGCATCATGTCGATTAAATGTGGTTGATTATTTTGCATATTAATAGCGTTTTGTATCGTATCGGCATTTATTTTCACAGCCAATCCGGCAATTTCGCTTGCTTTGCCTTTCCTTTTCCCACGCACACCAGAATACATTCGTATTTTAGCTTCTACTTGCAACTTAGGAAGCATATCCAATGCCAATAAAATACGCTTTGTTTTTTCTATTTGCTTTAGTTTTGTTATTTTACCCATGATTGTATTTTTCATTTGCCGATTTACATCGACATTTCTTGCATCTTGTAGCATACCCATCTGACTTTAATTTGTCAATTCCAAATTCCTCAAATAACTTTACTTCTCGGCATTGATTACATTGTTTTTTACCCTCGACAGCGTATGGATTTACTTTCTTTTTCTTGGGCTTGCTGCCAGCGATGTGGCCACCTTCCTTTTCACAGATATAGCGACCATTGCGAGCTATGTTCTTATCATAAGTTAGGCGAAGGGCGGTGTGGGTGATCTGGCAATAGGGACAGAAAACATCGATGGTGTCAGCAATTATGTTTTTGTGATAATGTTTTTTTGATTTTTTATTATTTAACTCTTTGTGATTTATACAAATGCCCAATGACTGTCTGAGTTTTTCCACAAATAATTCAATATGTTTTGGATTATACACTGCCCCGAAAAGATCAACTTCGCACCAAACATCAAATAACACACCGGATTTTTCAGCAATGATCTGTGCGGCTTTGTGCTTGGCTACAATCACTTCATCATCAAGCCACGCCGCTGGTTTGACTTCTATCCACTTAATACTGTCGTCTATATATTGGATTTCCAAATCTACTAAATAATTTGCTTCAAAATTCTTTACGGGATTATAATAAGATATTTTTATTTTTTCTTTGTAATAAGTTTTTACATTTAAATCTTCGTCCAATTTAAGAAATGCCTTCTTTTCATAAGAGGAGCTAAAAAATATCTTTCCTGCCTTCGGAGATTCGTGCCACCCACGAACATGGTGTGTTTTTGGATTAAATCCCTGTTTGTAGAGTCTAATGGTTGCCTCGGAAAGCTTGCGTCGATGTTCTGGAGAAAAACCACCAGTTTCAGCAAGCATTTTTTTGCGACCATCAGATATGTTCTGGCAATGCTCTTCTGTAAATGTTTTGCCACAATGCGATTGAGACATCTGTTGTTTTGTTTCTTCGCTGTGGTGTTTCCCAAGCATTCCAGTTGTACATTGATTTTCTAACAAATTGCGTGTTGCCCGTGCAATTCCTTCAGGATTATTTTTCATATATTGACTTAGTTTTTCTTTGAATTCATCACTTCTTTTTATGCCCTTAAGAGCAAATTTTATTTTTTCTTTTTGTTCTTCTGTTATTATTTTTCCCCTCTGAGCACAACTTTTACACATTTGAATATACGGCTCTATCATTTCGCCATAATAGCAACTCTTTTTCATCAATCGTCCATTATCGCCAACATGCTCTACACAAGGGCAATACACCATTATTTCTTCGTTGGTTTGTCGGTTTTCTCCAATCCTATTCATTGGGTTATTGTAGACCATATCACAGGCCCTACAAACAAACTCTCTTCCACCATGTTTTAGTATATTTTTCCTGGCTGGGCCTTTGCTTATTGGCTTGCCTGCTTTTATATGATTTGGGCAATCACAAAGATCATCAACATTGATGGAGTCTACGTCTCTTAGGTTTTTGTACAACTCTTTAAACTGTTCTATATTCATAATATGCTCCTTTAATTCTTATTGTATCATATTACTTATATAGTGTCAAGCCTAAAATTTTGCACTTTTTTTGATGTTTTTTTTGCGAATTCATTAAAAATGGTTTATGTACAAAAAGAAAGACCCGCATTTCTGCGGGTCTTTGCTATACTAATACTTGCGTATAATTTTTAGATCACGAAATTCGCAATGCTCATGCGGGCATAGAATTTAGCCCCTTCCCTTAGCAATTTTTTTCCGTACCTTGTTAAAATTCCCTTACGTGGGCAGAAGCTCTCTGGATCGAGAACAACTGGGGTCTGAGTAAGAGGAACGTATGGGCAGTAGAAGTAACCGCTGTCCATGTACGAGTCACCCTTGTAACCCATCAACATTTGGTTGGTTGGGAACAACGGGTCTTTGTAAATTCTCCAACGAGCATTTACTGTACCGACATATTGAATGCCGAGAGACGAAGTAAATGTTTCGCTAGGAGCGGGAGCGAAGCCTGCGGTAGCGGTTTCGAAGATGGAGGCGACTTCTGGGGAAGTCACGATCCAGTTGCAACCACCACGCAATGTCTTCCTGTGGACGACGTTGCTTACTTCAACGACTTTAACATAGAGGGCTTCATACTTCTCTTTGATGGTATCACCAAGAGCAGTGGCGAAGTCCCAGCTTGTCACTGTACCAGCGTTGGTACGCAAGTCGTTCAAGATTTCACGGTCGATTTCCAGGTTGATTTCCTGGGCAAGAACGGCGGTCAACTCAGCCTCGGCGTCGAGGTTGTGCTGGCTGCGGAGGTCTTGCTGAGCTTCGTAGCTCCAAACGGCTTTCAACTTACGGGTCTTAGCGGCAATTTCTTCCGACTCGATGACCAAGTTGATTTCAGGCAAGTCCTGGTTGCATTCCATGTTGTACTCATAGTTGAGCACCATATGGCAAGCACCAGTAAAGTTGGTCCAATTAATGACAACTTCACCTGTGGTCACATTGAGTGTACCAGCTTGGAGAGCGGCTGTATTAACGGTGTAACCAGTTGCATTGGGGATCAACACAGCGGTAAGACCAGTGCTACCAGCGGTTGAAGTCAATGTATAAACAGCGACTGCACCGGCGTACAAAACGCCTGTTAAAGTTCCGCCCAAAACGGGTGTATGCTCCAACGGGGTGAAAGTAGCTGTGAAGGCAGCGGCACCAGCAGCGGTGCTAACAGTGCTGCTAACTTCACCTTCAACAAACTGGCTGCTGTAATAGGTGTAGAGGTTAGCATCACCAGAGGCCAACTGTTGCAACGAATTTACGTCGTCACCTGGGAAGCCTGCGTTATTATCCGCACCACGAACAGCACCCTTGTTGGAGCTATAACGGAAGCGGAGGTAATATACGAGTCCGGTTGGGCCAAGGAGGGGTTGTACTGAGACAATCTTATTGGCGATCAACTGGGGATAAATACGTCGGACCAAGGGAATACTAATTCTCTTGAATTGTGCAACGTCTGAGGTGTCGGTGGACACTTCATTGATGAGTCTTTGGTTTTCGAGCAGAACGGCGGTGCAGGATCGAACATACGGGTCGGCAATCCCTTCCATCATTCCAAGCTCGGACCAAAGGCTTTCTAACTGAGCAGCTTCGTTCAAAAATCTATCGTTCATTGTTTTTTAACCTTTATTTTTTGCTTGATTGTAAACCAGCGAGGACTCTCATTTGACGGAGATCATCACCAGTAATGGCTTCTGATAATACTGAAGCCGGTTTGTCACCTGGAGGAACTTCTTCGTTATGTTCCGCAATAACTTTTGTTTCCTTGGTAACTTTGTCGCCTCTCCCCGTTACATTCTTAGCCGTTTCCACTCTTGCATTTCTTTCTTCGGTAACTAATTTACCACTAGTTTTTGCAACGCTCTCATTGAGGGACCGAACGCTCTCATTGAGGTGCTTATTCTCTGTGGACAATCTCATATTACGAGCCTCAAGAATACGCTGTTTGCTACGCATATCTTCCAGTGTCTTGAGAACTTCCTCAAGTTTGCTGCTGGTAGCCAGTGTATAATCTTCTTGGCTGATGTAATCAGAAAGGATACTTACAACCTTATCCATTGCAACTTTATGTTCAGCAACGGTCGGGTCATTGAGCATTTCACGTCGGGCTTGCTCGTAAATTTCCTTACCCTTGACGGACAAGAACTCATCGATTTTGTCAATCATATATTCACGCATTTCGTTGAGTTTCTTATCATATTCTTCATAGATTTCGACTTCCAATTTTTCATTCTTGGAGCGTTCTGCCAGGAGCATTTGATAAGCTTCTTCATAACCTTCATCCATAGCTTGTTCAAATTCTGCCTGTTGTGTTTCCAATCTGCCTCGGAGGTCTTGGATAATGGTATAAGCTTCTGAATAGCCAGTCTCGGCAGTTGTTTCAGCCGCCTTAAGTTGATTGGCCAAATCAGCATATGCTTCTTCCAAGTTCTTGTTATACTCTGCATCCAATTCCTTTTTGGATTCTTCGAGCATAGCTTCGACGGCTGGTACAAGTTTACTCGCCTGATCTTCAGGCAATAATTTAGTAAGTGCTTCTAAGACTTTCATGAGCTTAACCTCGCTTTATATTGGTCTGTTGTTTCTTTAATTATTCCGCTTAGGCAAGCAAGAATAAGATCATCACTTATCCTATGTATGCCGCAAGCTTCATTTTTTGGTGGATTATCATAACTTTGCACGAACAAAGTCGATTCTTCCTTACCAACTACCTTCTCTTGGAATGCCGCTGTGGTGCTTGGATCAGCTACTGCATCAAAAGTGATTAAACGATAACTTTCACCAATCACAAGAATTCCGTTTTCATTTACTTTTCCGTTTCCTACGCCACGACTGCTAATTCCGATTCGTACACCGCAATTGATGAGTGATTTAAGCAATTTGCCCATTGGGGTATCAAGGATAACTCCCTCACCCATCAAAGTATTTCCTTCCCACCAAAGTTTCTTGACCATATGTGAACAATTTGAGAAGTGAATAATTGAATCAGTGGGATGGTCACATTCTCCGATGAGTCCACCCACATCAATTACTTCACTCAAACGTTGCACATTTGCCTCTAAAACTTGGCGTGGGTACATTCGTTTATTTTTATTGACAGCTTCGGCTTCCTGAAATTTACCTCTGAATTTCACGAGTTTTATTCCGCCATATTCGGTGGACTCATGTAAATCCATTTCGTTGAGAATGCCATAACCACCGTCACATATTAGGACGTTGTTATAGCTACTCCCAGGAATGCCATGCTCTAATAGTAAATTCATTGAGCCTCCTATTTATCTACAACTAAATCTTCTTCCTTACCACCATTCATCTTATATGAGTCGGGCGTTTCAGCCTTCGGCACATATGGATTCTGGAGGGCAGGCCAAGTATCCGACGAGGACCATTGGCTGGTAGCATCAGAGGCTTTATCTACGCCTTTTTCAGTTCCGGTATAATCACCGAACGGCTTGGGAATATATGGGTTTTTCAATTCAGGATAAGTTTCCCCATTGCCCCAATTCGACCAACTTCGGTTTCTCATTTCATCGGCCAAACCGCCACGATAGCTCTTGCCATCGCTTACGGGAGCGGAATCGCCCCAATCACCGGAGAAGTCAGAAGCGGGTGTGTAGCCCTGTTTGGCTTTTTGGGCCATTGCAGGATGATCGCCCACAACTGTTTGATGTGGTTTGTTAGAAACGGACCACGGACCACCAGCCAAATTGGTTTCAATTAGGTGCATTAGCCACTCAACGGCTTCTTCGACAACTTGAACACTAGGTTCAACTTCTCGTTGAAGAACAGAGGCTAATTCATTAAGATGTCCAGCAGTTGTGACTTTGACCAAATTCTCATTGGATGCTTCATAGATTTTGCGAAGTGTTTCATAAAGATCGGCATAAACAGCCAATTCTCTCTGAACATTCTCATCTACTGTTGGGAAGAATTTGCTGACAATCTCTTGGAAAGCCAAGTATTGATCGCATTCTTCGCACATTTTGGTTCCAGCCAATTTAACAATTTTTTCAACTCTATCGGTATAAACTTCCTGAGCAGTACGAAGAATACCTTCTGCCATGAAGTCACATACTTGATCGTCATAATTTGTAGCGTGAACAGTTTCCAAAGCTACTTTAATCTGCTGAGCCAACTCGGTTTGAGTAAGATAAAGCACATTAGGCCAATTGCTTACGACGTTTTCCAAAGCTTCTTCTAATGCAGTTGCGTCAGAAAGAGCATTTTGGCGTCGAAGATCATTGACTGCTTTGCAGAATTGGGCGTCTTCGGAAAGTCCCTTGGCTGCCCAACGCTTGGTTTGGCAGTCAGTATCCAACATATGATCCCACTGAAGTTGCAGCAATTTCTTCTGATTTGCAGATTCAGTCGTAGGAACTCGAAGGGCAACTACATTGCCATTTTCGTCGTGCTTGACTTGGGTATCACCAAGAACAGGACCATTTTTCTTGAATTCGACATAATCAATAGCATTTTTGCAAAGGACCGACCATTCCTTGACCGCACCCTTGCTTTGCTGAATTGCAAATTCAAGCATTTCATTTCGGCTATTTGTTTCTACGAATTTCTTGTTCTTTTTTGCTTTTTTGCAGCAACCTTCTCGGAAAATACGCTTTGTAGCTGGCAAATTCAGATAGTCGGCAAATAGACTGTCGGCTTTTCCTTTTTGCTCTTCATCTAAAAGAGAGTCCAAAACAGTTCCTAGAATTTCTTTGGACTTGACTTTTTCGCTTTCCTCATCGATTACCAATTGCTCAACGTTCTCGAATGAAACGGCTTCATTTTTGATGGTGTAATTCGCATGAATAAATGTGCCATCGGATGTTTCATAAAGAACATTTTCTGGTCCGTAACAATGAAGGGCTATATTTCCTACCCCTAATGTTTCGGCCAAAATGGGTTGTGCTCCCTTAAGCTCGGCTTCTGCCGTTGATAACGAATCTTTTTGAATCCTTTCAAAAACATCAAAGTTAATGAGCTTTCGTTTCATAATGTTTTAACTCCTAATGTGATTATTTGATTTGGGCAACTTGGCCATAATACGCAAGTATATATGCGGCATGGCTTGATTGTTAAAAACTTTTTCTTAAGTCTATATACCTTATCATAGTTATGCAGGAGCAAGCAAAAAAGCATGAAGAGTTTCAAAAAATACATAAATTTGCGAGAAGGGCTTGCCGACGAGGTAGGAGACCCAGCCGATGCACAGAATGTACAAGAGTTATTTAAGACTGTTTGGAACCGTTATCGAGATTCTTTAATGGACTTTTTAAAGGGCTTAGCCGAAGAAAACGACGATGATGACTTAAAGGCTTTAGTCAATCGACTAGGCGGCGGCGGCAAGGATTTGCCAACCATTTCTAAAGCAGAAGATGACATGCGTCCAGAAGTAGTGCCACCCACTAGTGATAGAGGTTCTGGCGAAAGCGATAATTAACCGAATTATTTTAGCCAAAAATTATTTTGTACACTTCATAAGGATAAATAGTCCTAGAGGTGTTACATGGAAAAGAAAAGCCTAAAAAAAAGAATTCTGTTTGTCTGCAAAAAGCATCATTTGTATGGTCACCACCATCATCATGAAAATAAATGTAGTGGATTATTTAACTCAGCATCATTTGTTGCTAGTTATTTAAGATCACAAGGACATGATGCAAAAGTAATCAATGCTATTGACGGCAATAACGTTGATCGCATTGTGACTGAATTTAATCCACACTTTGTGATTATTGAAGCGTTGTGGATAACTCCTGAAAAAATGCGGGAATTACTCGATATTCCAAGACATAAAAATCGTCTCTGGATCATAAGAATACACAGCAAGCTGACATTTCTAGCTTCTGAAGGAATGGCATTTGAATGGTTTGCTGGTTATCGTGAGCTAATGAAAGCACACAAAAATCTATATGTTGCACCCAACACATCAGAATTAACTGAAGACTTGGAAAATATTTTTAAACTAAGATCAATTTTCTTGCCGAATGTTTACACCAATGAATCTATGAATTTGCTTGAACATGAGCAACACAATGACAATCCACATTTGCACAAACAAGTAATCAATATAGGTTGTTTTGGTGCAATTCGTCCAATGAAAAACATTCTTACCCAAGCCATAGCAGCCGTAGAATTTGCCAAAAATGCCAATCTAGAAGTTCATTTTCACATCAATGCTGGCAGGGTGGAGCAGAATGGAGAAAGTGTTCTTAAAAATCTACGAGCCTTTTTTAACGGTTTACAGCATCATGTTTTGGTGGAGCATCCGTGGTTAGAGTATGAAGAATTTATTCAATTAGTCAAAACTATGGATATTGGAATGCAAGTATCTTTGTGCGAGACATTCAACATTGTAAGTGCTGATTTTGTTTCTAATAAAATTCCTTTAGTAGGCTCTAAAGAAATTAGTTGGCTGCCCGCAATGTTCTGTGCAGATGACACATCTACGAAAGATATTGCCGATCATTTAGAATATGCATGGACACAACCGGGCTACATGTTGAGACATTTGTCCAAAAGAGCTTTGCATGCATACAATACTGATTCCGAAGATAAATGGAATCAAGTGCTTAAAATGTGGTAATTATAACCTAGTCATACAACCATCAAAGTTCTCTAATTCTTTGAACCTATCAATATCGTCAACAATAACAAGTTCTGGGGTTGATTTACTCCAAACTGTTATGCCTAATTTTGGCTTTTCTTCCGAACAATTTACACATGTTTTTGTGTGCAATAATTCCATTCTTTCTAATGGAATTATTGCACCACATTTAATACACTTACTCTTCACTATAATCACGTTCTTCAGTGTCTTGTTCTAAGTCGTAATTTTGAATTTCAAGATCATATTTCTTGATTTCCTCAGGCGTAACTTCAGCGAGAGCCATTCCGCCATTGCCAGATGGTTTCGGATTATTTTGTACGGGGGCTCCTGCGGCTCCTTCTTCTGGCGGCGGCGGTGCTCCACCAGGGGGTTGAGTAAGATCGGGACTTGGGCCACCTGCTTCTGTGCCCATTTGTTGTTCATCATTACTTGGCAATCCCACGCCGAGAAGCTGCGGATTTTGTGCAAGAACCTGGAGTTTGAAGTCTTCCAATTTCTGAATTTTCAAACGAGCCTGCATTCCTGCCGCTTCTTCTTCGGTATATTTAAGAATTCCTGTAAGAATATCGAAGTCAGCCATAATCATCGATCCCTTGAGATTACTAGCCCAACCAATACGATTGTTCATCAACTCTTGTTTGCTAAGTTCTCTATACTCCGAAGGCGGTGTCCAAATGACTTGCAAATCCTCAAAGTCTTCTTTGGGAACTCCACGCAGTTTAAGGTGTGTTGTTATAATTTGTACAACAGCTTTAGAAAAATGAGCCTGTAATCTCTCGATAGTGCGTGCAAAACGCACATTTTGGGAAGAAAGGCTAGTCTTTGTGGCATTAGCATCTTCGGTGGAAAAGTAATTCAACGGGAACTTTAAAGCTGTAAACAATTTGTTGCGGAAATATAATGCATCATCAATTTCGCCAAGGTTTTGAGCACCCTGTAAAGTGTCAATACGAGTGTTGGTAGCATTTGGACGAATAGGCAACCAGTAATCCTCATCAATGGCTGGTGGATGCCAACGTTCTTCAACACTAGAAGCACCAGGACCGCCACCTCGGGATGGGGCTACTTTCTTTTTGCGGAACTGATCCTTGATGCGTTCCATAAAAGCTTCGGCCCTTGCGGGTGACAAAGTGCCCACGTCGATATAAAACACACGTCTTTCAGGGGCTCTTGATAATCGATAAACTACCATAGAGTCTTCCATGAGTCGTAATTGATGTGCAGGCCCTCTGGCTGCTTCGATCAATGAAACACCATAGGGATAAAAAGTACGACGATCATCGCCAATTTTTGTATGCACTATTTGATCGGCAGTAAACCTTACTGCTGTTGCTTGCATTAAATCTGCTTCAGTTGCTTGCGTTACAGGCACTCTAGTAAGGCTTTGATAATCTGGGCCTTCATTAGATTGTTGAAACTCAACCAATTTACCCTTGGTAGTTTCTATGCGATACATGCTATCTGGCGGCAATGGCAAAAGTGCCACAACACCTTTTTTGGGGTTTTCTGCATCGATAACAACTTCAAAGAAGTGATCGCCTTGAATACATGTATTTTTTACATAGTTCCAACCAACTGATGGATCATCGAAATTTAGCATTTCAGGGTGAAAACACAGAAATTCTGCTTCTTCTTTGGCGAATTCATTAGCACAACGGATTTCAAAGATATGTCCATTTTCACCACGTTGGCAATTGTGATAAACAATAGATTCGCCGCAAAAGTTCTTGTGTTTTTCTACCGATAGATCATAAACATCTATTTCTTTCCATTCTTCAACACCAATGACTCTTCTGCAATTTTCTTTCTTGCCCAATTGTCTAAGTTCTTTAAGACTAAATCCTTCTTTTTTCAAAATGCTGCGAAGGGTGTCTCGGTCATGGTGGGTAACTTTAGCCGTTTCCTCAATTGTGGCTCCCGCACACAACATACGCACAATATCTGTTGCTGGAGTTTTTAGAGATTTGCCAGTACGCCATTCGTCAACGAATTGTCTTTCTGTTTTCCAGCCATCAACCAAAGAAAATATGCGTGGGTGTTGATTGGTTTTTAATTTGTCATTAAAATAAAGATTTGGTTGCTCTCTGTAAAAGGGCATCAATTCGTCTCCGAATTGAAGTAGCCCTGTCATTGTCCAATCTCCGTTATGCAATAAAACTCGATGTTCAGGCGTGGCAATAAAATTGGTGCCATCATCTAATTTGATGCGAATAGTACGTGCAGTTTTAACTTTTCTAGCATCATAAGCCCAGCCGATAGTATAGTCTTTTTTGTCTCCATCCCAACAATAAACAAGGAATCTTTCACCTGACTTATTTTCAGCAAGCCATTTAATGGTTTGTGGTCCAAAAAATACTGTATTCACAATCATATGGCCCGCCAAACAAGTTTCATCGGCGTAGGTGTCCATGACTGCTTCTATTTCAGATACTGAACGAAGTCGTTCATATTCCTTGTAACGAGAAATACGATTTGTTACACTGGACAAATCCACAAAATCGTTAGTGTCTCTGAGTTTTATTAAACCTCTGCCGCCGCCCCAAAAACTACCATCTTGTCGAATGTCGGGGATAGCATCAGGTTGCGTGACACCCGCACCCGAGATGTCCTTCTTGGCTCGTGTTTCGATAGGATCATCTCGAAATGCATAATTCCAAATCTTAAATAAGTCTGACCATTTTGGCATAAGTTTACTTTTTCAGCCTATAATTTGTTACTATGATATATAAGAGTTTAAATTACGAAAATGAAAAGAGTTTTATTTCTAGCAAGTCACCCAGGAGCCAATGCGGAACAATTAGCCGCATTGTTGGAGCATAATCAGTGCATACAATTTTATCATACTAACTCCACCTATAAACACCCCTCAGATATAGCTGCTCTCCAGTTGTCGCCACACAAAAACACCACAACTGCCGCCATATATGCCGCCCTGTTACTGGATAACAACAATCTGTCAGGTAGAAGTTTGTATAAATTTTGTCATTTTGTTTATTTTATTTGTGGTCCAAAATTTGCCATTACAGAACTAGTAAAAACTCAAACCATGAAAAACGCTGTTGATCTATATGTTTTAAGAATACGCAGGTTATATGAAATGGCAGTACAATCCCCAGAAGCTGTATTTTTAACATGGGATAACATCCAAGGGGAAAAAGGATTGAATTTGATAGAAAATCATTTCCATCTAAAAACCCCACTACAATATAATCCCGATGGTTTTACAGAACCAAAGGATTGTGTTTTATCAAGCTATTTGCAAGAAGCCGAAGAAGCCTATGAAGGGATAATTTACCGAATGAGACAGCTAAAACACATTAGTCAATGTCAGTGATTAATGTAGGGGTTTGTTTCTCAGCCTTCTTCTTCATGTTGTCAATCTTTTTCTGTTCTTCAGAAATCATGCTGTCTATACCATCAAGCACAGCTTTGGCGTTATCGGGTGTGATAAAGAAGCTGTTCATTTTTGCCCTATAATCTTCTTCTATTGTTATCCTAGATTTTTCTCTTTTGTGTCTCTTGTCTTCGACTTGTTCTATTTCGTTTAATGTGCGTTTTAAATGATATCGAGCATTTTGTAATGCAAAATCATTTGGCAACTCTTTAAGTGCCCTTTCCAACAAAGCCTTTGATTCATCTGTATTATTTTTCATCTGGAATTACCTCAAACAGATCGTCGGGAGCAATATCAACTATTGTGTTGTGATTGTATCTCTCAGATAATGGAATATCTCCCAAGCTTCTTACACTAATTATCTTGACAATTCCATATTTCTCATTTAGCGTTTCTTGCAATGCTGTTTCAAAACTCCATGTTTCCATTTTTGTTCCTATAATTTTATCTTTACTTTTGTGTCATCTTTTGAACTAAATATTATTTCTTTAGCTGCAATTATTTCTCCAGAAAATTCATTAATTCCAATATATTTTTTCCCTTGTCCTTTTTTAACATATGCCAATGTGACATGGGGACAATACGTTGGAAATGAAGATGTGTGTTTTAATTGTTTTAACTTTTTGTTTAACTGATGCAATGATTGCCCTTGCACCTCAATTTTTACCACATCATATTTTGCATCATGTTCAAATATGGATATTTTACCAAGTGTAAATTTTATAGCATTTCCTTTTACTATTTCTTTGACTTCTTCTGACTTAGAGGTGTGTAATCCATATAAAATAGTCACATGTATCTCATTTTCTCTGCCAAAATGACTGCCCTCTTTGTATAATTCCTTTTCTGGAATATGTTTTTTACCCCAAGCAATTATCTTTTTTGCCAAGTGTTGGGGAATATCAACTTGCACGGAAGAATAATCATAACTTGTTCCGTGTTTTTCTAAATATTGTTGCCAAGTTAACATAATGTTTTTTCTTTAAAATATAGCATCCCTTTTTTGCTCTTATCTGCCAACCAAATTACTAAAATATTTTTATGAATTTCCACAAAACTACCACCCGAAAGACTTCAGGAGGTCGTCGTGACGCCTCCTCCAGACAACTGCTTCGCTTTCTTCATCCTCTTTGTCTGTGCCGAAGAAATTAAAAAATGAATCCCGTTCCTCTTCATCTTCTAATAGCATTTCATTCTCAATGCCACGCAACATCTCTTGTTTAATTTGTTCGTAAATATCTGATTTAAATATTTGAGTAGTTTCTTCTGGAATTTGTACACCCACAGGCATATCATGTAACATTTTATCTCTGATACACAAAGCAATGGAAAGAGCCATAATGGAATCGTCATGTTTTCCTTTTAATGCTTCGGCTCGTTTGGCTCTAGGGTTAAATATAAATGTTTTTAATTCTTCTACCAAACGACAACTATTAATGGCCAACGTTCCATTTAATAATTTGTTTTGTACAGCTTCTAAGAAAACAGTTCTATTATTTGGTCCCATTTTTACACCTGGGCGTGGGTCTTTCCCTTTGCCATCGAAATACAAGTTGTCATATCCCAATCCCAAGTGCAAAGCATTAGCAACAGCACATCCTACGCCATTTGATTCAACAACAATTAATGCATGGTTATACATAATGCCTATTCTCTCTAGAACCATTGAAAAAGAATTTGGAGTAATAATATTACTATAAAATTCTGCCACTTGTTCTAATGTTTTCATGTCAATTACATGAAAACAACTACTATCGCCATTTTCTTTTACACCCTCGGCACAGTCAACACCTATAATATAATCATGGGCCTCATGGGGCTCCTCCCACACCCATAATGCACCTCGTTCCCATCCATAGTTTTTTTCACCACGATTAGCCCACTGTTCCATTAAAATTCTTTTAGGAATTCTTTCACGGGTCTCTTCAATCAAGTCACTAATAATGTGAGGCGGAATAAATGTATCACCTGATCCCAAAAAGCTACGCAACACTTCTTGTTGCCAAGCTTTATCGCCCAAGTTGGTTTTAGTTTCAGCAATCCAATCAGGGCGGCAATAGTCAGGATGCTGCCAGTAATCTAAATCAATAACATGGAAGTGGTTTCTTCCCGCTTCCGCAGAGTGATATGTTTCTTCGTACCAATTGCCCAAGCCATTGACGGTGGAAATCACATAGCAAGAACCACCCGTAGCAATTGTGGGATACATGGCTTTCCAGTGAGTTTCCATATCAGGAATAAATGCACCTTCATCAATGATAAGAATTGTGATAGATTTACCACGAGCAGCGTCTGGCGTGTAAAATCTCATAGCACTACCAGTTTCTCCAAATATTTTTTCATGCTTACTTTCGCCATCCATCTTGGGCTTGAGCCAAGAGGGGAGATATTCCAAGGCTCTTTTGCTTACTTCGCCAGCAGCAATAGCTTCACGGTCAGTTTTTGACAAAACCATAATTTGTTGGTCAGTTCTAAACATACAACGCCACAAAGCCCACAAAACGGCAATAGTTGTCAAGCCTCCCTGTCGGAACTTGCTAATAATACAAAATCGATTATTTTCATATTCCTCAATAACTTTTCTTTGATACTTGTAAAGAATACAGGGAATTAAACCATCAATAGGATGGAATATTTTCACGTATTTGTGGCAAAAATATGGAAAACTATTAACACATTTGATAAATTCTTTCATTTGCCGATCTGGACTGAAGGTTTCCGGGTCTTCGGCATAAGAATCAATACCAATGTCTAATTCTAATTTGTCAAATGTATAGAATTGGGAGTATACATCATTCCATTCCTTGGCTTGCACAATTTCCGATACTTTTTGGAATTTATTGTAAAAACCAGGATCGCTGGGGGAACCGATAAACTTTAAATCGGGAATTTTAACTTTACTTCTGATAAATCTGATCTCATCAGAAATATCATTTCGTTCGTTGTCCATAATGGCGGGATCATTATCCATAATTTACTAACCTTTCAAAATATCTATGCATAAAGTTAATAAATTTAGAAAAATGACGTTGACAATTAAAAAATAAAAACTATAATTGTGTTAGGCAAGTACGAAAAAAGGAGAAAGAAATGAAAGAATATCGTATTGTTAGAGCGTTACCCGTGGCTCGCTTTTACTACACTGGCAGCCATTCTCATCCTGTACGGCGAACTGTATTAGTGATTGAGAACCACAAAACCTATTTTACAGGTCATGAAATGCGTGAGGGTTCTGTTGTCAGAACTAAGATTTCTCAGGCCCCCATCAAGAGCTATTCTAAGAGTAAAATAGCCAAGATTGGTCAATGTGGTCTTCGTTTGCGAAAAAGAATTCCACAAAATATGCATACCCACAGCACCTATGAACGACGCAAATTGATAGATTTGGTCACCCGTGGGGTGTAAGTATGCCAAAATATTGGGACGATGAAGACGGTTGGCATGACCGTCTTCATCGTCAGTCAGAAACTGAATTAAAAGAGAAGACAATGAATGCTAATGATTTAAATTTAATGGCTTTTTTGCTCAACAAACTCAACATGACCTATGCTGAAGCTAAAAAAGAATTTTTAAATCAAGCTGAAGTCAAACCAGTTTGTAGGAATATAGAAATTTCCCAGGAATTGGTTGAAGTCATGACAGAACCAATGGCTCAGTTATATCGAGTTATTCCCATTAACTATGAGAATGAAACTAATACATTGACTGTTGCTGCTGCCATTATCAGCAAGTCAATTGAAGAAGAGTTGCAAACTTTTTTGGGATGCAATATTAAAACAGAAATCTATACAGAAGAAGAAATAAACAAGGCTTTGAATCACTACTACAATTTGAGTGGCTGCTGTGATTGTGATTGCTGCTGTGAGCCCTTCGAATTTCCAGATTGCATGGGCAGGGAATTATAGATGCAAAATATTGATCCTGACATCTAAATACCTATAATTGAAACAAACAGGAAGCAAAAATGTCATATTATCAAAACGTTTTTCCACAAGAATTTATAGGTAACTGGGTCTTAGGCGATAGGCAAGCCAGTTTATCTTTTAGATGCCCAGCCAATACAGGTCGGGGCGATGAAGTTGTTCAGAGTTATGGCAATCCGACACTTACAGCCGGTGATCCAACATTCAATCTTTCAGCCAATGATCCTGAAAGCAATGCCACCACCAGTCTGAGAATTTGGTACGCCAGAGATTTTGCCACGGGATTTAAGGGATGGACACAACTAGCAGTTGTTATCGCTGGCCCTGGTGCCACTGTTCCCACAACCGCTGCAACAACCACGCCAACACAAATAGTAGCCAATTTAAATGCTGATACGACTTTTGCCACTATGTTTGTTGCAAGTGTTGGAAATAATGGCAAAAGTATAGTCATTCGACAAGCCATTCCAATAACTCAGTTGAAGTTCTATATTGACAATAGAGCAGCAGAAACCATTTTGTTGTTCAATGCTCGGGCCGGGGTAGCAGAACTTCCCTGCTATTTTGATAGGCACACAATTCGACAAAGATTTGCTTATATTGATGGCATGAATCATTTGATTGATCTTTCTCACGATATTACTAATGTCAGTGTGGCCAATCCTGGTGTAATAACATCTTTGGCTCATGGCTTGGCAAATACTGATCTAATTACCATTGACAATTCCAATTCAACTGGATCACTCGATACAGCCAGTGTTGCAGTGGCAAATGTTACTGCTGACACTTTCACCACAGGTGTTAATGTCACTGTATTGGGTAATTATGGCGTGTGGGCAAGATTAGTAGATTTTAATGTTATTACTAACGCAACCGATAAAAATGGCAATACCTTAGGATATAGTTTAGCTACAACCAAGAGAGATTACCAACTTCTTGCTGGACGTTCTGGAATATTTAATTTCCAAAAAATTACAGTGGATGCAATTGGAACTGGTAGAATTACTAAAATTATTGAATACCCTGCGGGGGCGGTAGCTGGCAACATGGGAAGACTGATCGAATATAAATATACGGATGCTAAAACAAATCCCGATATAATCACCGAAGAGCCTTATGTTTTGACAAACGCTGATTTGGTAACACCACCAGTCGTCTAAGAGCCCATGTCTCTGAATAATATGTGATGTATGCCTTGCATTTTGTATAGTGCATTTGGCTCTTCATTTGTGCGATAATGTTTATCAGTAGAAATATTCATTTCTATTAAAGATGGTTTTATAGGTATTATAATTGGGCTTGAGCTTGAGCTTGAGCTTCCAGCGGCACCACCACTTGAGCTTGAGTTTGAACTGGAGCTTTTGCTTGAGCTTGAACTAGAGCTTTTGCTTGAACTCTTTGAACTGGAGCTTGAGCCTGCTTCAATCACAATGAGTGGTGTGCTTGGATAACCGCCTAGTATATCAAAACTATTATTGGTAATTTTAAAGGCGTATGTACCAATACTTGTAAACTTTAAAGACCACACCCACTCTGCGTACATATTCAAAGTCATATTTACCTGAGTAGCAACACTGTCCATATCATTTTGCGTTCCAAATCCAGCATAAGTACCCTCTGGTGACAATAAAGAGTTGCCTGTTCCTGTACTATCTGTGATATAGTCTGAACGCCAAACAACTACTGGTGTTGCTACTCCAATAGCATAATAATTTGGGCTGTCGATGGGTTTGGAATAATATAAACTTGGGGTAAGAAGAGAGCTTCCTCCACCTGTTGCAGTTGCCAGCTTGATTC